CTCTCTGCCGCGCTTTCAATCGCTGGATTACCTCTATACCGCAGAATGCAGAATAGGCGAGCCCAGCCTTGACGCCGGGCCGGGCTTGGCGTAGGCTTGCCCTGCCGCCTGTTCTTCCCAGGCCGTAGCGATAAAACTTTCCCCTCTCTGTGCCAGTCGCCTTCGGGCTTCTGGGGAAGACACAGAGAGGGATTTTTATGCTTATGAACTATTACCCATTTCACCCCGGCGATTATCTTCGCGACACGGCTCATTTGAGCCCCATGGAAGACATCACGTACCGCCGTCTTTTAGACCTGTATTACCTGTCGGAGATGCCCATTCCACTGGAAACCGACTTGGTTTCTCGTAGGTTACGCTTGGGTTCCGACTTGGTTAGCTCTGTGCTCAAGGAGTTTTTTGTTGAGGCTCCAGAGGGGTGGATTCATCGGCGCTGTGACAAAGAAATTGCCGCTTACCAAGCTCGTTCTGAGCGAGCAAAGCAGAATGGCAAGGCTGGTGGAAGGCCGAAGAAAACCCAGCCGGTTATTTCTGGGTTAGCTACAGAAACCCAAGAGAAAACTAACCAGAACCAGAACCAGAACCAGAACCAGAACCAAGAACCAAAGGAGAAGAGGCACACACTCGCAAAGCCGGATGTGACGGAAGTGGTAGCCTACTGCCAAGAGATCGGCTTACCTGCGGCGGATGGAGTGGCCGTCTTTGACAAGTGGACAGGTAGCGGCTGGAAGAACGGAGGGCAGGCAATCAAGGACTGGAAGGCCACAATCAGGGCTTGGAAGGCCCAAGGCTACATGCCCAGCCAGAAACGCGGCAGCAGCGCCTACGGACGCCCACAAGCCACGCATAACGGGAGGCCGCCATCATGCTTGTAAACGACACGCCCAAGCCCCAGCAGGGCAAGTCTGCCGAAGACATCCTAGCCGAACTTTCAAAGGCTAAGATGCCAAGCGATGCCGAAACAGAGATTGCAGTGCTTTCCTGCGCCATCCAAGCCCCAGGCTGGGCGGCCAAGCACGCGCCAAACATCCCGATTGGCGCTTTCTCCAAAGACGCTCACCGCCACATCTGGGGGGCTATCTCGTTTCTCCTGATCCAAGACACGCCGGTTGATGTCCATACTGTCTGCCACCGTTTGAAGGATATTGGCAAACTTGACCTAGCTGGCGGCTACTCGAATGTAACGGATATTGCCGTTACTGTTCTGGGGGCTTACAACGCCGACGCCTACCTCCGCCCCCTGGTGGACATGCACATTCAGCGCCAGCACATCCTAGCCCACGCTCGTAGCCTAGAACTCCTTCTCCGCACGCAGGTATCCGAGGCCACCGCCCTAGCCGATGCCGTCGAGGCCAACAAGCAGGCCGTCGAGGATGCAGGCAAGGTGTCGGGCCGCAGCCTCGCCCGGCTCACCATGTCGCAGGCGATTGATGCCACTGTGAACGAGATCAACGAGCGCGTCCAGCGTGGCGGAGCCTTGCCGGGCTGGCCGAGCGGGTTCCCGTCCATGGATCAGCGCACAGGCGGGCTACAAAAGGGCCGTGTGACCATCTTTGCCGGGCTTCCGAGCGATGGAAAGAGCGCCATTATGCAGAACTGCGCCCGTAACGCCCTCATGGCCGGAGCTAAAGTTGGCTGGTATTCGCTAGAAATGCCCATTCCTGAGCAGACGTTGCGCATTCTGGCCGAGCAGTCGGGCGTGGATAACGGCGACCTTTACAGCGGGCTACTATCCCGAGCACAGCAAGATTTGCTAACGCGGGCTGTTCGTGAGTTGCGCGACAAGGGCGCGGTGATGGTGGATACTGAGAATGCCACCTCCGCCGACATCTTGGCCGATATTGAGCGGTCGGGCTTTGATGTTGCCGTGATTGACTACCTCCAACTTTTGGAGCCCGGCGACGTTCGCAAGGGGGCGAGCCGTGAAGAGGTGATTTCCAGCATCTCCCGCCGCATTAAGGCCGTAGCAAGGCGGACAGGCTGCCACATCCTAAGCGCCAGCCAGCTTAACGACCAAGGCCGCCTCCGTGAGAGCCGGGCCATCGGCCAAGATGCTGATAGCGTGTACTTGGTCAACAAGTGCCCCATGGAGCGCAAAGACGGCAAAGCCACCGACGCCGACGACCAACTAGAGTTCGACGACACCCGCCGCCTTCTTTGGTGCGAGAAAAACCGTGGAGGCAAACGGCATTGGGAATTGCCTTTGTGGTTTTTTGGATCTACATTTACCTTTAAAGAAATACAGGCCACTGACAGCATGTAACCCCAGACATCCGACACCATGACCACCGAAGACGCCCTCTTTACCCTCCCAGCCAGCCCGCCGCCAGCCCTGGCCCGCCTCCGGGCAGAATACGCCGAGTCCGTGGCGGCATGGCACGCCGCAGACGAGCACGAAGACGAAAGTGGGGAGGCTGTGCCCCGTGAGGTCACTCGCCGAATGCACCGCGCCGAATGCTGCCTCCGCGCCGAAGAAGCCCGGCTGGCTGCCCTGGCCGACACTAGCCACTGCGCCGAGCTTGGCGTGGCTTTTGCTGAACTTCCACACGCGCTGCCATGACTGCCACCCAAGCCTGCCCCATCGCCCGAGCCGAGGCCAGCCTAGCCGCCATCTTCGCCGCCTGCCAAGCCTACAAGGCCCGCCACGCCCAGGCCCGGCAGGCCAAGGCCGACGCCCGGCTCGCCCAGGGCGGGCTATGGTGGCGGAAGGAGGGGAACGAAATAGGTCAGCCACCGCCGCCGGGAGCGAGCGAGGCCGACACGAAAAATCTATGAGACACAACAGGGCAACGAAACGGAAACGCGGGCGGGTGTTGGCTGCACCGCCATTGTTAGGCACGTTTGGCGAGCAATACGAAGTCAGCCTCGACTACCGGAAGCCGGATGGATACTGGGTGTGCTCGCACAAAGAACACGTCACCGTGCCGGTGGTGCATGGAGTGAATGAGAAGAAAAACCACGCAGCGGCGGAAGCCATCGCAAAACAACGATACCCAAAATGCAGAATCAACAGCGTGACATACTGCTAGTGCCTAACGACAAGCTGACCCACGGAGGCCCGACTAATGAGCATTGAATCCACAAAAGACGAGCAACGGGACTCCGTTGCGGTCCAGCGCCTTGTTCGGCAGGTTGAATGCCTGACCGAAGCTGTGGCGTCTCTCGCCTACTGCCTTCAGCGCGGCCCATGCTGGGGGTCAACTGGCGAGGTAAACAACGCACTCCAGAAAGCGTGGCGGCTGGTGGAGCAAGCCCGAAGCAATCCGCCGAACGCCAAGGATCACGCGACCGATGGGGCTTAGCCACAAATGAATCTCAACCGCCAAACGATATGACCGAAGCTGTAAACCCCGAAGTAAAAGAGCAGGCCCCATCTGGTCGCGTGCATCCTCTTGTTCGCCATTCGTTGTCGCGCAAGGCTGGATGGCGGATGCCTGCGAATACCGTGAAGGTGTCGCGCCCTGGCAAATGGGGGAATCCGTTTCTCGTCGGGCCGGAACGCACGCAAGTCGAGGCAGTGGGAGCGTTCCGAATCTGGCTCACGACTGAGGGCGTGACGGCTGGAATCCACGAACGCAAACAGTGGATGCTCGACCACTTGCACGAACTGCGCGGGAAAAATCTGGCGTGCTGGTGCAAGGCAGGCACGCCGTGCCATGCCGATGTGCTGCTCGATATGGCGAACGCTAGCCTATCCCACGGGGAGGGCGGAAAAAAATCATGAATACTGAAACGACATCGCCGCCCTCCCCGTTGGGATCAGGCAATTGTTCTCCGTTGCTGGATCTACGGTTGACCGACTGTATGGAGTTCCTGCGGGCGACTCCCGACAATGCCTATGACCTCGCCATCGTAGATCCGCCGTATGGACTCGGTGACGTGCTTGTGGCTGGTGGAACGTGGTCGGTCAAGTATCAGGCCAAGGGCGCGAAATGGGACGTAAAACCAGAGGCGGAATACTTCGAGCAACTCCGTCGCGTGGCGAAAAACTGGATCGTATGGGGAGCGAACTACTACTCGGAACACCTCCCGCCAACGCGGGGCTTCGTCGTGTGGCACAAGCCGAACATGGAAGGGATGCACACGATGGCGAACTGTGAACTGGCGTGGACGAGCTTCGACAGGAACGCCAAGACGGTATCAATCACGCGGCCAAACGAGGACAGAATCCACGTCTGCCAAAAGCCGGTGAAGCTCTACGAATGGCTACTGGCGAACTACGCCAAGCCGGGCGACCGCATCCTCGATACGCACATGGGAAGCGGAAGCATCGCCATCGCCTGCCACTTCAGGGGGCATCCGCTCACTGCCTGCGAGATCGACCCCGAATACTTCGCCGCCGCAAAAGCCCGCATTGAACGGGAGACGGCGCAACTCACCCTTTTTACGGAGAACAGTACGGATCATCCAACGAATTGACGACATATCACGCATCCGTATGGTGCAAACCCACACCAACCCCATGACTGACCTCACCCTATCCGAACAAGCCTTCTCTGCCGTAGCCGCCGCCCTAGCCCCGCTCCCGCCCGCCGAGGCCGAGGCCCTGCTAGCCTTCATGTTGGCCTCCGTGGCCGTGAAGTACCGCACCGGCCTCCCCGCCTCCGGCATCAAGGCCGAGCTGGCCGCCAAGGTGGGCCTCGCCGTGGACGGGCTGGCGGGGCCTGCCCAGGCTTACGATGCCGCGCAGGTGGCGGGCTAGGCTATGAATGCGCTCGTCCATCACTGCACGCCTGTTAATCGGGATGCGGCGTTTATCCTGCGCCACTCCACTCTGCAAGGCCAGCCAAGCGTGCCGATTGAACGGCAAGGCGCTATCAGCAAATGCCCGTACTGCGGCGGGCGGGCCTACCGGGGCGGCTGGTGCTTTGGCTGTGGGGCCTCGCTGCCTAGAGTTGCCCTGCGCTGCGGTAAAGCAGGGACAGATTGCGAATAACCCACGGGCTTTGTTCTGCGGAGGTGATGGTAAAGCGGATCTTCACAGACTCCCCTCCCAACATACACATAACCTTGCGCAACTGCTGCGTGTTAGTGCTGTAAAGGTCGTCAATAGTACGCAAAACGCTAAAGCCAGATTTGTTGATTAACTCGATGTCCACCCACGCTCTGCTGTTCTTGATTGTGGAGAACAGTAAGCCGGAAAATTGTTTAAAACTTGAGAGCTTACCCAAGTCAATGAACCCTGTTTCGATTACTGCCTGATAGGCTTGGTAATATCTGTAGCCTGCGCGGTCAACGTAGCCGTACCCAGCATAAGCAGCCGGGATAGGATCAATGATTGCGTGCGGAGTGTAAGCAGAGCTAGTGCTAAGCTCATCTCCGCTGTCATTTTGTTCGCGTGAGTCAATAAAGAAAAGGTTGCCGTCCTCATCGTTGAAAACAACCTCTGGACGCTCTGCTTCCATTTTTGCCACACAGAAAACTTTAGGATAGGTGAACTGTCCCACAATTCCTGAGTTCTGGAAATCGTAGGCGAAACTTGTGAGTGTGTTATCTTGCCCAGGGAACGAATACCAATAGAGTTCTGAGCGCAGGTCGATATAGGTATTTACTCGGTCCGGCTGCTGTCCAATGCGATCAATATTAGCAATATCTAGCAGGTATTCTATCGAGTCCTTCGTGCTTGCCGCAATGTTTCGGCGACCATATCGGGCACCGCTGAACTCATATATCTGTAAATCAGATCCCAAGAAGAAGATTTTTGAGTTCTCGTAATCCGTGATGCAGGCCGGATTGAGTGCGCCCACCGTCACTTGTGGGATATGCTTGTCTGCGGTCGGGTCAGATGGGTTGAGCAAGATGACCCCATTGTTGCTGTGAACGTGAAGCCGGTAATCGTCCGTGTACAAGGCCGTTACCTTTAACCGGCTAGTCTGGCGGGCTAGGCTGATTAGAACAGGCTCTAACGAATAAGCACCCTCGGGAGCAATTTCATCGTCGGTAGCAGTCTTTGAGACATAAAGCAAGTCCGGCCCATCCAGGCCGCCGCCGTACCAGACTTGGCCGCCCACCATCACCACGTCTTTGTACGGCAATGGCCGATTCTGATCGACCGACATCGCGGTTCCGATTTCCGTATTCGTGCCTACTTGCAGCGTCTTTGTCCCCGAGGTATTCGCCACATCACCCACAAATGACCACACGGCAGCCGTACCTTCTCCAAACTGGAAATACACCCGGATCAAATCAAACCGCCCGCCCTCGGCAGCCGGGTCTGGCGTGATAGTAACAAGGATGTCAGAGCGGGTGGACTCGTCCAAGATGATCGTGTTGGAGATGTCGGAGGAAACGCCCTCGTAGCCTAGCCTCTCCGTGCCCGAGTCGAAATAGCGCAGATACACCGTGCAGGTCTGGCTAGTCAGGCCCTCCGAAGTGCCCGCCCCCAGGCCGCCCGACAAGAAGGCCGGGCCGTAGCTGCCAGTGTCGCTTGTGGCATCGGCGGCGGACTTGGCGGCCTCCAGAATGCCCACAACGCGGGTATCGGCGTTGACGTAGGCCACGATGGCGTCGGTGGAGTTGATGGGGCCGGTGCTGCCCGTAATGATGGTGTAGAGGTACGGGTTGCTGGTCGTGCCGCTGCCGGAGAGGGTGGAGCTAATCGAGGTGGCGTAGGCTGATTGCTGGATGGCTACTTGAATGCGATTGTTGCCGGACGAGCCGGGGAAGTTCGTCGCGTCCGCCGTGAACGTGAGCGTGGCCGTGCCAGCCCTGACCGCCGTTCCTGTGGGCACAATGCTTTGCGTGCCACTGCCAGCCGTGGTGAGATTGATCGCCGCGCCGCCAGCCGTGGCCGCCAGTTTGAAGAAAAAGACGTTCGTGGACACGTCCCGCATGTAGTAGGTCGTAGCCGTGGCGAGGGGGGCAGGCAATGTGCCCGATGTCGTGACCGTGATGGCCTGCGCGTCGCTGTAGCCGTGGCCGAAAAGCTGGTAGAGCACCACGCCAGAGCCCGCCGTGGTGATGTCGATGGCGGCCCCGCCAGCCGTGGCGGCTAGGCTTGTCGTCGTGCCAGACACCGATTTGCAGTAATAGAGCGTGTTGTTGGTGAGGCCAGCCGGGGCCGAGGTCGCCACCAGCAAGACGGCCATGCCCTCCGTGGGCAGAAAGCCAGACACGGCCAGCGTATTAGCCGAGGCCGAGACAACGCACGTTGCTGACGCTGAGTAGCTGTAAACGTAATCCGTCGCCACCACGGGCCGGAACATGAAGGCCGCCGAGCCCGCCGAGCCCGGCAAGGCCCACTTGGCCTGCACGTTGCTGGTGCCCGCAGGCGTGGCCCGGCTAATGACCGGCGTGGCTGGCTGGACGTTGCTGCCTGCCGAGCGCCACTTGCCCGGCGTGGCCGTGCGGCCTAGCTGGAAGATGCCGGGCGTGTCCACGTTGTTGGAGAGCATGAGCTGGGTCGCCGTGCGCTTGCCATACCAGCGGGCGTTGGCGTCGAAGCCCACGGCCAGCACTTCCCAGGTGGGCGGCCCGGCGCTGAAATCGTAGTTGCCCGAGGTGAAGCTACCGTCATCGCCGCCGTAGAAGAGTCCGCGTGCCTTGCTCTGGGTGAGGTCGTAGAAGAGAATGAAGTTCTTGCCCTGGCGATAGACGCGCACCAGCACGGTCTTGTTGGCCGCTATGGCCGCCGAGTCCACGCCCACGCCGGACGGGTAGCCGGTGAAAGGCAGGCTGCGGATCTTGGTGGCGGCGGTTTCGCTGGAGAACGTGGCCCAGAGTCGGGTGTACTTGGGAATGCCTTTTATTGCGCCAGTTGGCCGCAAAAGAGTATTGATGGCGCGTTGCAAACGCCCTCCCATATCGGTGGACTCGATGGAGCTGGCGAGAGTGCCAAACTCGCGGACATCGTGCGTGTAAAGTTGTGCGCCCATTATTACCTCTGGTTCGAGTAGCGGTAGCGTTTTTGAATGTTGCCCGCAATCGTGAGTTGGGAAGCCTTAGTCATGGCTAGGGTGTAGTCGTCTTGGAGTTCAGACTTTGGAATGCTGCAAAACTGGTACGAAGCGAAGAACCAGCGAACCACCGGCAAAAGAATCTCAACGTCTTTTCCTTGTGGCATGAGGGTTGTGCGTGTGTCCGCCAGTGTAGTGACTGGGGCAAAAACGAGTTTCCTAGCATCATAAACGAGCTTGTGAGCCTCGCCCGGCAGCGTGTCGAGCATGAGCCCGCCGCGAAGCGTACCAAGCACCATCTGGGCGTAGGGCCAGTAGCGGGAGGCAAGTTGCACCTGCTTTTGGAGGGCCAGCACAAGCCCGGCGTAGCGGCGGTCCCAGTCCATGCTGTAGTTCATCCAACCCATGTTCAAGTCGGAGGCTCCCTGGGCGGGCAGGAGGATTGTTTGCTTGTCGAGGCTGACAGGGTCCATAACTTGGCGGACTCCAGTAGGCATCATAATCCAATCATTATACACCGTGGCCGAGTAAGTGCCAGACGCCCCCATGAACGGCTCGGCTAGGGCCGGGGCGGACGGGCTGGCCTCGTCCTCGATGCGGTTGAGCGTGCTGTCTCCCGTGATAAGGATGCCGCACCCTGGCATCCAAGTGGAGACGTAGCCGCCGGTAAACGTAACCGCTTTGGAATACTGAACGCATGTCACCGTTACCGTGGCGGGCGGCCTGATCACCTCGGCCTGATCTGGCCGTACTTGATAGTAAACGGCTGGGTTTGACTCGCCGACGTGTTCTAAACCACGGTTGATGTCGCTTATCAGGCGGGCCTCCAAGTTGGGAGGTCCATGCGACACATCCTCAAGGCCAGCCATGCCAAGGAGTTCGTCACGAATTGTCTGTACGATAGCCATTCCTCAGCTATACCCCGCCCGCCAGCCGTGGGCAAGCCCTTTTCAGAGCGCGTAAACCAGCCCGCCAGCCTCTCTGAACGCCTTTGGCTGGCTCCTGACCGCCGAGGCCGTGACGGGGAAGCTGTGCCCGGACTTGGCGGCGAGGGCGGCTAGGCTGAGGGGGCCGGAGGCTAGGGCGGCCTTGAGGGCGGCCTTGAGGGCGGGCGTGATGCTGGGGGCGATGTCGCGGAGGCTGGCGGCATATTGACCGGCGGTGAGGCGTGGGCGGTGGGTGGACATGGCAGGAAGCGGTTAACTGACAAGGAACACCCGCCCGCCGTTCGTGGCGAACTGGCCCGGCAGGCTCTTGGCCGTGGCGCGCACCTGGGCGGGCGTCAGGCCGGTGGCCTTGGCTGCCTCGGCGATTTTGAGGCCGCGCTGGCTAACGGCGGAGGCTAGGAGGCGGGCAGCCTCGGCTTGGCTGGGCTGGGCCTCGGCGGCCTTGGCTGCTTCGATACATTGACGCTCGCGCTCTTTGTCTTCCTCCTGCTTTGGGGTGAGCGGAGGCATCACGTTGGCGGTGGTGGGGGCGTTGACTGCGCTATAGCTTGTGCTGCCTGTAGGCACGCCGGAGAATGGCGGGTTGCCGTTGGCGTCGTAGAGCGCGGCTTCGACATCGCCCACAGTGAGCTTGGCCTTGTCGGCAAGGGCCTTCATCTGGGCCTCCACCTCGGCCAGCGTCTCCACGCTAAATCGTTTCTTCAACTCATGTGCAAGGCAAGCCTCCGCCGTCGGGTGTAGGCTACCGTCCTCGGCCTCAAAGTCCACGTCTGGCACAGGCCGCATGGGCTGGTAGGCCGCCAAGTACGGCCCGGCTGGCTTGTTCTGGTCGTCCCACTCGGCGCGGGTTAAGATGCGGACTGGGTAGCCTTTCTTGGGCCTCACGTCTGAGCGGGCGCGTGTGGGCAAGGTCTGGCCGTTGCTGGCGGCGATGGGGAAGGCTTGGCCTGGGTGTTGCGGGTAGGTGATTTGGAGGTGTGTGATCATAGTTTGAGAGTGAATCGGTTTTTGGGAAGTGCATTGCCATCATACCCAAGCAGCCCCCGGCGAACGAGCGCCCAGAAGTGGAACATAGCCGCCGTCTGGCTGGCATGACCGAACTTGGCCTGGATGGCCCGGCTGCTTGGCAGGCGGCCTGTCTCGGCGTGCCTGGCCCGGCAAAAGGCCAGGATGGCGGCTTGCTTGGCCGTGGCCGGGCGGGTGATGGGGGCTAGGACTGGCATCGGATGTCGTAGGCCAACAATAAGCCCGGCCCGCCGAAAAGGCAAGGCCGGGCTGGCTGATTGTTTGGCCGGGCGGCTTAGGCGGCGGCTTCGATCTTGGCAAGGTCGCCGTCGGCATCCATGAACCAGCCTTTCCATGCAGTCGCGGAGACGCATGTGAGGTAGCATGTGGAGTTGGCGGCAATCGCGGACTCTGCGCTAGCGCCTGTGCCGCCGTTGATGGCGATGGTAGCCGGGTCTGAGCTGCGAAGCTCAAAGCCGGTTGCAGCGACGTTGATTACAAGTTGCTTGCCTACCACGGGGGCGGGCAAGATAACGATGTCGTTGGCACCTGCGCTGGTGACAGTGACGTGGCTGGAGGCTGCCGCAATGGCGACACCGCCTGCGGTTGCTGTGACGGCTTCCACCACATCGGAACGCGGGCCGCTGATTGTGCCTGCGTTGACGAGGGCATTCACGCCGCTGAAAAACTGAGCCAAGGTCATGTCGGCACAGATCCGAGGATCGCCGGATGGCTTGGACGAGTCGTAAACAAAGACGCGGTGATTGGTGGACAGGCTGGAGCCCAGAAGGGCTGGCAGGTCCGCCGGATTCGTTGGAATGGGAGTGATCTGGAGCATTGAAGTAGGTAGCTAGAGGGTTGCGTTGAGTTTGCCAAAAGGGCCGCCCGGCGGGTGGGCTAGGCGGCCCCAAGGCGTGACCGTTAGCTCACCTCCGGCATACCGGGGGCGTTCCAAGCACCGTAAACGACGATGTAGCCGTTTTTGATGAGCGCGGCGTTTTTATACGCGGTTGCGCCCCAGACCATCTGGACACCGATACCGAAGCGGTTGGTGTAGTCGTTCTCCTGGGTGACGCGCTGGCCCATGGCCGTGCTGGCCTTGCCGTTGACGGTGCCGTAGCCGCAGTACACGGCATTGTTGCCGAGGAAGTAGCCGCACACATACGGCTGTCCCTTGCTGTTACAAGGGATCATCAGGGAACCGATTGGAATAATGCCTTCCGTGAGGTAGGTAGAGGTCCAAGGAGCCGTCCCCCAGGTAATCGTGGAGCCGGTGAGGGTGGTTTCGTAGTCTCCCGAGGTCGTGGAGCCAAGGCGGGTAAGGCCAGTGTCGGAGATGGTCAAGCCATCGGTCGTGGTGTACTTGAAGAAACTGAACTTGCCAGCATCCGCACCCGAGCCGTTGATGACCATGAGGTATTTATTGTCAGTGTTGGAGGCGATGAACGTCTGCTCGAACGCGGTGAACGGAGCACCGGGAAAGTAGCGGAAGTAGTCGTTTGCAGTCTTCGCAACGGCGTTGGTGGTGAGCACCGAACTACCATTGAATCCGCCGCCGCTGAGAGCGGTGAGGGTGGTGGTGGTGGCCTTTGCTGCGATTGCCACGCCGAGGTAGGCACGGGGAGCGCAGAACGCACCCTGGGCAGCATCAGCGGCGGTGTTGGAGACTGCCCAGTTGTTGAGCATGACGCCATCATATTCCGGCAGGCTGCCCGCGAACAGGTAGTTGGTAGGGCCGCGTGTGCCAGCAGTGGCGAGCAGGCTTTCCCAAGTCGAGTTTTCGCGCAGGCCCTGGAACAGGTAGTCGTTGCCCTGGAAGAAGTACTTGAGGATGCGCTGGCCGTTGGGGCCACGGGCAATCTCGATTTCCTGCATTTTGATGCCGTTCGCCATGATCTTCGCTTGGGAGATCGTGGACTTAGTGACAACATCAGTCGAGGTGAGGGCGTTGACACTGGATTTGTTGCCAGCGTAGAGAGTGTTGTAGCTCTCCAGGCTGCCGATCATCACGGCTTCGATACAGTCGCACTTGAGGCGCTGCACCCATTCGTTGAGGCCACGGCGGGCCGATTGGTCAAACGTGGTGCCGATGAACGTCAGATCCTTGGTGGTGACGGTTTCGGCGACGGCGTGACGGTGAAGGCCGATAGTCAGCGTAAACTGGCTGTACTTGCGGACTTCTTCAGCGCCGACGAGGTTGGTGTTGCCCTGGACGCCCTTGCCACCGAGGCCAGCTTCGGAGCTGAACACGATGGTGTTGCCGCGCACTTTGGCGGTGTCGAGCACTTCCTTAACGGGCTTAACGGAGCCAAGTCCGCCCATGAGTTCAGAGAACGGGTTGTAGCGTTCGTTATCGAAGGCGATAGAGGACACCCAGAGGATCTGGCGTGCGTAGGTGGGGGACTGATCAACAAGCTGTTGAACGGTCTGAGCGTTGATTTCGGTATATGAGGCCATTACGGTAGTGTGGTGGTGATTTGCGAGCAGATTGTTCCTCAAGGCTTCTTGGGCCTTGTTAATCTGTCGTCACGCCACACAGGCGTCGGCTGCCTTTCGGCTACCGCTATCTCAAGACATTCTTACGCTGCCCAGCGAAGGCGAATTGCCAAGCACTGAGTCAAACAGCCCGGCAAGGCCTGCGCCTCCGGTGACTGCCGCCCGGACCTGGGCCACGATGTCAGGCGCAGTTGGCTGGCCGGGCGCGGGGCGCTGGGCCATGGCTACGCTGGTCGAGGCCGGGGCAGCCGGGGCCTTGGCTGGCACGGGGCCAGGGGCGGGCTGAGGCTGGCTGACTGGCACGGCGGGAGATTTTGAGGCGCGCATCTGGGCGGCCAGATTGGCGGCATACTCGGCCACGGCGGTTGGGCTGCTGCTGGCGAACTCGGGGTTCACGGCGAGCAGGCTCTTTACGGCCAAGGTGGCGGGGTGGTTGTCGTCACGCAGTTCGGGGTACTGGCTCATTGCCAGTTCAAGGGAGTCGTCGCCGATTTCTTCAAACGCTTTTTCGGCGGCGGCGGCGGCCTTCATTTTGGCCTCCATGGCGTCGGCCATCTCGGGCGTAAACTCGGCAATGCCCTCGGCGTTGTTCTGGAGGTCGGCGAGCTTCTGGGCGGCCTCCTGGGCGGCTTGGGCGGCGAAGTTGTAATCTTCGAGGGCCTGCGTGAAGACAGGTGCCAAGTCAACCGGCTCGGCGGCTGGGGCAGGCTGGCCGGGCACAGCCTCGGCTGGGGCGGTGACTTCGCTATCTGGCTTGAGTTCGTAGGTGCCTGGGTCTGTGGCGGGCACTGGATTGGCGGGATCGTGGCCGGTGGCGTCGTCGGGGTCGGGCAAAAGGGCCGCATTCACGGGGGCTGGCTTGGCGGCCCCGGCGGTGAAGGAGGAAGCGAAGGCCTCTGGGGACTTATCTAGGCTGCCATACAAAAGTGAGGCAGGATCAAAAGGCGCTGTCGTGGTGTCGGACATATTGGCTATATTGTGTGTAGTTATGACTTTCTTGCAAGGGGAATCTTACGGCTCGAAAACTGCACGGTGCCTTTCCAGAAAGGCGGCCTTCTCGGCTAATGGCACCCCGGCGGCATGAAGCACCTTAATACCGCCCTGCCAGTCCAGCCATCCGCGATGGCAGGCATGGGGCCAGAAATTCCAGTCGTTACCTAAAAACATCATATCCACGCCAGCCCTATGCCAAGCGGCATTGAGTATGCTCTGCTCGGTTACATCCTTCAAGACTGGCCCAATGCCAGCCCGGCTTTCTGCCATGAGCCGCCGGGCCAAGTCGAAGGCGGCCCGGACGGCAGGCTGGCGGGCGTTGGCGAAGAAAAAGCCGGTGTTGCAGTATCTGTCAGGCGGGAAGTCGAGGGCCAAGGCATCAGGCAGGCAGAACGAGTCGAGGGCTTGGCGGCTGGCGTCCCGGACGGCGGCTATGCCTGCGATGTTGCGGAAGGGGGCGAGGTCTAGGGGCTTGATGAAAAGTACGTCTGAATCGAAGAAGCAAAAAACGCGATCTCCGGCGATCTCGGGCAGCGTGTATTTCCAGTCGTACCCAGCCTCATCCGTTGTCAGGACTAGGGCTGGAGCACGGGCATACTTGCGGAAACTGGCGGCGGCAGTTTCCGCCAAGTCAAAATAGCCCGGCGTGGCGATGGTGATGCCGATAACAGAAGGGAGATTCACCAGAGGCAACGGGGATGGCGCGCAAGTGTGAGAACGCATCTCCACCACGGCGATTTTTCTTCTGTTTTGAATAAACTTTCGGCCCACTCTGGTTTATAGAAATACACTGAAACGCGGCCCATGGCGTGCATGAGGCGCATCATCAGATACAACGGGGTTGAGTCCTTTCGCATCTCGATATAGCGGTACGGGTTTTCCATGGGATTGATTTTCGTCCACGTTTCACCCCAAAGCCGATAAACCTCAGATACGGTGACGGCGCACTCTTCCTCGTCGCCGTCCAAGTACTGCTTGTAGGCTAGCAGGCTCCCGACTCGGACTAAGTTGGCGCAAGCTCCAGGGTTGTCAGCTAAGACGGAAGTTGTTTGGCAGGTTGCTAGGTAGCCTTTAGCCTCCTCAATCCATGGTGCTTCATTCTTGATTTTGAGATACACCTCTGCGGCGGATTGCGAGGTGGACCAGCGGGCATCCATTTTAGGCTGGCCAGTTTGTGGCAATTTCACCGCATCGACATTCTTCAACCAGTCATTCCATGTAACCTCGCCGTCGAAAGCGCGATAAGTAAGCCAACACTTTGCATGTGCCCGCTCGCCTGTGGAATACCTTTGAACATTGGTGTGTAGCGCCCCCCAAGCTACCTCGTACTGTTCTTTGCGTGGCAGCACAGAGTTTGGGAAAAGCGCCAGTAGTTCATGCTCAAATTCTGCGACATCCCAAGGCTTTGGCCTGCCGTGATACACCACCACTCCATACTCGGCCTTCTTGCCGTGCTTCTTGTAGCTCACTACGGCGGGCGGCTGGATCAAACGAATAGCACTCCCTAGCTTGCGCCATATCCATTCCTGATCTCCGCCAGGACAGCCCGCCATAGCTTCCGGCCCAAAGCCAGCCACGATGGCAGGCATGGGGCCTTGCCAGACCATGACTGAGCTATTGACCGGGCAGCCGCCCGGCTGGTAGGCGTCGGCCATGGCGTAGAAGGCGGCGGAGTCGAGGTCTTTCAGCCAGTCAAGGCTTTGCGCCGTCACATCCAGGTCGAAGTAACAGACGTGCCCAAGGTCATGCTCAAAGAGTTCAAGTTTAGACCACCAACCGGGCCAGCCATGCCGGAGCGGCAAAGTGGGGCCGGGCACGTCTGGGCAATCCGTCAGGCATGTGACAGGCTGCCAGACCATTGCGCGCAGGCGCTCGACATGGGCAGGGGTGTAGATGCCGCCTGATTTGAGGACGCAAACGAAGTTCATGGAGTGTAAATGTTGTCGCGGCCTATCGACTCGGCCAGTTTGTAGCCTCGCGCAGTTAGCCAGTCGTGGGCCATGGCGTCAGGCCAGCCGTGGGCAGAGCCTAGCCCTTTGGCCTCTACGGCAACGACAGGGCGACACCGCTCAATGGTGGTGGCGGCTCCAAGGATGGCGGGAGTCTCGTAGCCTTCCACATCGAGTAGTAGGAAATCCAAACTCCCAAGCTGCATATCGTCAATAATCTTGATGGGAGCGCCAGAGTGCGCGGGCTTTACCATAGTGGCTCCATAGTTGGACGCTTCGCTAGGCGGGCGGAAGGTTTGCACAAAGCCGGGCTGGTGCCCTAGCGCAGCGTGGTGAGCCACAATATTAGGCGCGGTGCAGTTCTTTTGAAGGCACTCCCAATTCTCGGGATCTGGCTCCACAGTGATGACCGTTTGGAAGTGCCGCGCCAGCCATTGAGCGTACACGCCCACATTGCCGCCAGCCTGAATACAGGTGCGGTAGCTTTTGACGTGTTTCAAGTAACCAGGGAGCCGCTGGACTTCACGCAGCACTGCAACGGCGGTTCTTTCGTCGCCATCAGGCCAGTAGTAGTTCACAAAAAGTTTCATGGATTTTGAGTCAAACGTGACACTGCCCACATACCCGGCACATCCAAGACAACAGTGTGAGAGCCCGCCACACGGCGAGCTTTGGAGAAAATCGTTTCTGCGTTTGGTTCTTCATGGTCTGGGATGCCGATGCCGCGCAAGAAGACTTGCCACATGGCGCGGGTGAGAACGGTGGTGACGTGGTGGTGATCTTGCCCATGGGCGGCTTTGGCGACTTGCCGGTGGAGTTCAAAAGCTACGCGCTCCTCGGTCATGCGAAGTTGAAGCGAAGGAAACAGCGGGCCACTTCTTGCGGGCGGTTCTTCTCCCAGCAGCCGTCCCCGTCCCGCTCGCCAGCCGGGCCTGTGTTGGCCTCAATCGTGGCGATCCGGCCCTTGGCGGGCTGGCCGGTGACTAGGCCGATGTGGGAAAAATCGAAAACTACGATGTCGCCCTTCTGCGGCGTGGCGGAGTCGGGCAAGACAGTCACGCCCTTGGCCTTCTTGGCCCAAGCCTGCCAAGCCCACGCGCCTGCCGATTTGCAGCGCCATTTCTCGAACTGCTCGGCGTTCATGCCGGTCAGGCTTTCCAGCAGGCCAGCCTTGGCTAGCTCGTCGCCTACTGTGTCCAGCCAAAAGGCCATGGCTGCCGCGCAGTAGGGCTCTCTGTTGCTGTAGCCGTCTGGGTAGGAGGTGGAAGGCCAGAATCGCTTGATCCATGCGCCTTGGTTGTTGCGGGGGGACTCAACTTTGCCCACGTCACGCTTGGCAATGTTCACCAGCCAGTCGGCGAAGCTAGGGCCTGTGGCAGGCTTGGCGGCAGGCGGCACAGCCTTGGCGGGCGGCTGGAGGGCGGCCCAAGTGGCTGGGCCTACTACGCCGTCTGCGGCGAGTTTGCGCGCTTCTTGGAAGTCTGTTACGGCGTCATCCGTAATGGATCCAAAAAAACCGTCTGGCTTGGACTTGAGGTAGCCGAGATCATGCAGGCGGCCTTGGAGGCGAAGAACTGCCAGACCTTTATCGCCTTCTTGCAGAATGGGTGTGTCGGGTGTCGTGCTCATAGCAGCCCAAGCCTACTTGCCTAGCGGCCCCTTGTCAATCGCGATGAAAACCCCAATCACGGCCAGCACCAGCCCGGCCATGACGGCCAAGGCTAGACCAAGGCCGCTGAGTTCGTGGAGGAAGGCTAGCATGGGAACAACTGGAGTTTCGCCATCCACAAGCAAAACACCAGCCGCTCACACATTGAGGCGTTACGGCAGAACTGCCACGAATGCCGTAGCAAGGCTGGCAGCCGGGCTAGGCGCTGGCGGAATGGGCGGCGGCGGAGAATGAATGGTTTCATGGCTTTTTGAATATCCTGTCAAAGATCGAAGACGGCCTAGCCCAGCCCTGCGGACCAAAAGCTGCTACGGCTCGGCCCATGAGGGCGGCCTTGCGGGGGCGGACGCCTGCTTGGAGGAGGCGGTAGTAGAAATGGCGGTGGACCACCCAGGCGGGCGGGGCGGCGGGCAGGTGTCCTAGCTTCTCGACAAGCCAATAGCTGCCGCCGGTCAGTAGATCACAAAGGAAGTCGTGCTCTAGGGCTGGCATGGTGCAAAGGCCGTCTGGCGTGTAGTTGAGGGGCGGCCCCCAAAAAATGGGCGGGATGCTGGCCTTGTCGAACTGGTAGCCAGCCGGAATGGTGAACCCATGCTCTACCGGCCAGATGCCAGAGCATAGCTTGAACGTGTACTCTTCATCCGTCTGCCACATTGGCCCCTTTGACCACGGTAGCAGGCCAAAGCCGGGCTCAGGATCTTGGAGGCATGTGATGTCGAGATTCATCGTGGAGTAACGGTTAAAGCGTTGCGCACAGCCTGTTTGGCGATGTCATCGAAGTACTCCACCTGCTTCTCGCTCGTCTCGTTGAGCTTATGCAGGGCTTCTGTGAGGCTATTCAATGCGTCAAGCATCTTGGTTGCTCCCCACCAGATTACCGATGCTAGAGAGGTGAACAGCACGACGATAGCCACGATGAGAACTCCATAAAAGCTCCACTGCCCGGCCTGCTCAGGGCTAGGCACCTGCCCCGTAAAGGCGTGCCAAGCCATCTCTGCCAAGGTCATGGCCGAGGCCAGCCCGGCTGACATGACGGCCAAGATGGGGTTAGGGATTTCAGTGAGGGCGTGATGAATGGGCGGCGTGATGTTCATCTTGTTAAATTATGATTGATCCAGTTTTTGAGCTGCGGCAAAAAGGGCGTCCATTTGTGCATCTGTTTTGTTAAGGATGGCGGCAACTTGCACAACAAACGGATGCCTTCGGTGAATTGATCGTGCGCGGGTAATATGTACTTTTGCCTCGCGTTTGGCGTCAATGTCCTGAATGTTACGAATGTAATTGTTGAGTAGTATTTCGTCGTCGGCGGACATGGCGCGGAAGAGTGCGTAGTCGGAAACTACGACTGGTTCCACCTCGCGGGGAACAACTTCCCAGCCGCGTATGACAGTTTTAGCCTGTGTGTCGATCTCTTCCGGTAGACGGCGTATTTCGTGCGTGGTGGGGTCGAAAGTGGGGCGGGCAGGCTCAATAAGGTCGAAGACTTCATATTCCGCAGCGAGCCCGACGACGGGCTCGTTGTCGCTGCGAGGGTAGGGCTTCGTGGTTCCTGTTGGGGTGTGGAAAAGGATTTTGCTCATGTTCAGAAGGCTGCGGAAGCGATTTGGATGGCGTCGTAGTATGCCTCATACGTGCTTGAAACGGTGTGTCCAAGGTAGATGCGGTCAGCATCAAGTGTTCCTGTTCCATTGGAGGCGATGCAGGTTTGTGCTCCGGTCACAGACAGGTCCGGTTTCACATCCGTCAAAGCCCATCCCGCTCTTGTGATCGCGTTTGATCCTGTCCCTTTCACATACTCAAACCAGATATAGATGTCCGTATTCGTGGCAATCGTCGCGGAAGACGATCCATTTGATCCACCACCATTGACGCGCATCGTGCGGTTAGCTCCGACGAGAAGCAGTGAAGCCAGAGTGGTTGTGCCATTGCGGATCGTTGCGATGGTCGGGTTGCTAGACGTGCTGGCAACACGGAACCGAAACTTGGTGAAAAGCGAACTTTGCGCAGCAAAACTCGTATAAGTACTTCCTGTTTGAGAAGATAGAACGATCTGAAGCGACTGCGTTCCGACAATGACCACGGTGGCTTCGGCAGGGTCAATCGTGCCTGTTCCTGCCGCAGTCCAAGTCTCCCCGTTGTCGTAGCCGGTTGTCGGCGTCTCGAAGTTCTGGTTCACCAAGAAACTTGATCCTGCCGCAGCAAACCGATAGGGGTTCATCAGGTTCATGCGCGGGTTCCGATAAGGGTTACTTTAAGCCCTGCTCCAGCGATGGTGCTGCCGAGCTGGTCAATGTCGATGGTCATCTCCGCGTCATCAGCAAGGGCCGAGTCTGAAATGACTGGTGGTGTTGCCGCCGTGGTGCTAGTTTTCTCGCTCGCGTCAATGCTTAGTTTGGTGCTGAGAATGGACGCGCCAGCTTCGTTGATGTCCACAACCAAAGTTGAGCCGGTAGGGGCCGTCGTGACACTGGCTCGAACGGCGGTAAGAGTGACGGCACAAGGCATTCGGAATGTCACTTTTGCGGTCCCTGTCGTGAGGGAAGTCGTCTCGTCACTGATGGCTAGACTATACTCGAACGGCATCCCAACGAACGAGCCTCCTGCACGATAAAGCAGGTTCCCTTCCACGGTGACGTTTCCTGCGGAACTGCGTGCAAGAGTCGTATCAGAGGCGTTGCCAAGTTCCAAACTACCAACTCCAAGGGCCGTCGATGTAGAGGACGTGATGCCTGCGACGGGTAGGCCAGTGGCATTTGTGAGCGTGAGACTGCTAGGCGTGCCGCCCGCCCCATTGAGCACCACTGGAGCGCCCGCACTTCCGACGTTGACGGCCATGGCTGTAGCTACACCCGTGCCAAGTCCTGTGATGCTCCCCACCGCAGGCGTGATCGTGTTCGTGCTCACCGCAGTCACAAGGCCCTTGGCATTCACTGTGACAGCTGGCGCTGCTGTAGCTGAACCATAGCTTCCCACGTTACTGTTGACCGTGGCTAGTGTGAGAGCGCCTGTGCTTGCTAGCGTAGCATCGCCCGAGGCCGCCACTGGCGCGTAGGCCGTGCCGCCTGCATTGCCCACAAGAATTTGCCCCGCTGATGGCGCGGTGTTCGGCACTACTGCCGCCTGCGTCTGTGCATGGTCGGTGACGTTGGTAAGGCCTACCTGCGCTTTTGTGACGCTGTGGGGATTACTGGTGTTGCCAACGTGAGAGGAAAGATCGCTTGCGGTGGCAAAAGCCGTGGCTGCCTCGGTGGCGGCGGTGCCGAGGCCGAGATTTGTCCTCATGGCGGCTTGGTTAGCCGAGCCCATGAAGGTATCAACATCGGAGGATGTAGTGAGGTTAGCCATTAGGGGCGAATATAAAGGTCTGTGCCGCCTGGGCGGCGGTAGCCATCAACCCCGCCAGGGCGGAGGTAGGTGTATTCAAGCGGTGGAGGAAGGGTAATGTTGACTTGCCAGACGTTGCTGTGGAGTCCTTCAAAAGCTCCTGCAAATGGGGTGACGCGGTAGTAGTAGTTGCCAGTTGCCGCCTCCGACGTATCGAAGGTAAGTAGAGCAGTCGTGGTGAGCGGTCCAAACGTGATATTGTCCGTGCTGCGTTCAAGGTGGTATTCTGTGGCTCCAGAAATGTCATTCCAATTAAGAGTAAAGGTTTCATTTTCTTGTGCTTGCCCCGGTCCGCTAAGGACTGGGGCTTCACCCTCCCCCGGCAGGAGAATACTAACCTCATTACTGATTGGCCCCTCCCCTGCGTCATTGTATGGCTCGATATAATACTCGTAAGACGTTTCTGGTGTCGTTTCGCCAGTTACATCCTCATAAACGCGATTAGTGGTTGTCGTTAGTTCGGTGAACGATACTGCTGGAGAGATTTTGCGGTAGATGCGGTACCCAAAACCTGCGCTGCTGGTCTTGTTGCTTGCTGTCCATTGCAAATTCGCCGTATCGCTTCCGAGATCCGCAGACACGTCCAACACGGGTGCCACGTTTGGCGGTGTGAGTACGCCACTGCCACCGCTTCCGCAGCCAAGAAGTAGTAGCGCATTTGCCATTAGCGTTACGGGATAGGAGCCCAGATTACACGCACCGATACGCTGGCCGTGCCAGTTGAGGTGACGGTCAACGCCTCGCTTGATTTGGTGATAAACAAAGGTGTTTGGTTGTCAGGATTACCCCGGTTGCTGCCACCTGATGCGGCTACATACTCGGGAGCGTCAATGGCGGTGGATGCGGAATTAAATGTTACCGTGGCGTCGGCATCGGCGCGAAGTTCCACGTAGAACACTGCAATTTTTTTGCCCGTCACAGCGGCCACAACCTCCTCAGCGGTATCTGGTGAGGTGATAGTCTCAAAAGCGCGCTGCTTTTGGATGATGAGCCCACCCATATAGTGGTAGTAGTTTTGGGGGTAGCGTTCCATTGTGTGTAGTTATGCGGGTTCTTCGCCTGCTTGCAAGTCTTTTTGCCCGCCCTGCCCGGCCTTTTCCTTGGCGGCCCGGCCCTGGCGCACGGCGGCGAGCTGGCCGGTGACAAGCGTGGCGACTTCGTTGTAAATAGTGTATTCGCGCAGGCAGTCGGAGATAATCTGGAGATTGCGCACCTTGAGCGGGTCGTCGGCGTCCTCGGCCTTGACCGGCCCGGCTGGCTTGGCGGCCTCGGCAATGGCCCGGCGTAGCGCACCCTGGGCGTAGGCCGTGTAGGGCTTCACGATGATCTTATCAAACGCCTCGTTGTTCTCCAACTGAATGAGGAACTCTTCGGCTAGGGCTTCAATGGGCTTGGACATGGGCGGTTATCGGGTGGGCGGTTCTGCTGGCGGCTGGCCTGCCTCGGCCTCGGCTGCCATGGCTTCGGCCTGTGCCTGGGCCATGACGGCCGTGGCTTGCTGGATGGCTGCTAGGGTGGTTTCTGGGTTTGGCTCGCCAATACCTTTAAGGATGTCGGTGTACTGGCGCATCATAGCTTGCTGCATGGGCGGGGCCATGGCGGCGAACTGGTTCAGCACGTTGATGATGGCTTGGCCGACTTCCACCATTTGCGAGCTGTGCGACTTGGTGAGGCTGATTTCAAAGACGTTGCGCACGTCCTCGGGGAAGCCCTTCACCCACTCAATCAGCACCATGGCCTTGTCTTGACCCACTTGCTTAATGAGGGCCGCCAGCCCGGCCTCGGTGTTCGTCATCGTGTAAAGCTCGATGTCGATAAAGTCGTTGAGCATGGCTGTCAGGCCTTCCACGACTTCGTTTTCTCGGGCGCGCAGGCTTTGGTTGCTGGTGTTTTCGAGGATCTTGGCAACGCCTAGCGTGTCCTGGCCCGGCACGTCGGCCACGGTGGAGTCGGCGGGGCTGGTCAGCCCGGCGTTGATCTCGGCCCGGCCAATGAAGCGGTCCATGAGCGTAGAGAAGATTTCCACGTTGGCGGGCTCTACGGTCTTCACGGCCATGGCGTCGTCGGCGGTGAAGCCTGCGCGGAGTTGGTAGCCTTCGGAGTTGCGGAACTGGATACCGCCGCCGTCGATGCCCTGCTGTGTGGCTAGGGGGTTCTCAAAGAGCACGTTGCCGGAGGTGTTGGCGTCAAATTCGATGCGGTTTAGCATCTTGTCGGATACTTCATGCCAAGTGTCCAAAAGCTCGTAGTAGCCTCGGCCTGTCCAGCGGTGCAGTTTTGGCCAGATACGGTGGTCGGTATAGGGGTGCGGTGCCTCCTTGTCTGACCATGGCAAGATGATTGTGGCGTATTCGTAGTGAATGGGGATTTTAGCGTCCCAGTCAATCAGCACATAAATGGGCTCTGCGTAGCCGTCGCCGTCGGCATCGTAGCGAATCCATGTCTCTACATAAACGCGGGTGCGGAAGCGTTTAGGATCTTCCGTGGCTGGGCGCATGGAGGCTTCATTCTCGCCATCGCGGACACGGTTTAGATTGGCGCGGACGGTGTAGGTGGCGGTATCTGCCCCGCCTGTCAGATTGCCGGTCTTGGCCTTGTCGTTGTAGTCGTCAAACGCCTTTTTCTCGCGTGTCTCGGGCGCGTAGCCAATGAGCAGGTCGCCGGGATTGGCGGCGAAGACGTGGCCTTTTAAGGGTGAAACGTCGAGGTTTTCGGCGTTGATGTGACAGAAGAAGTCCCCGTAGTGGATGACTTTAGTTTCTGCACCGGGCTCCTTGCTGGTGCGCTGCATCACAACCTTGGGCTTGGAGATTTGCAGGGCCGCCCCTACGGGCACAAAAATAGCCGGGTCACGCTCCAATACTTGACGGTCTGGATAAGCTGGGTCGGCAATCCATTTGTCAGTCGATAAAACAGGCTGGCCTTGGCTGTCTTTGATCACTTTACCGTCGAGCGTCACAGTTTGAGTAACGACGGGCTTCATGTAATAGGCTTCGCTCAGCCCAGCCCGCGTAATCTCCTGGCCTCGGATGAGGCTGCCTTGCTTGGCCTTTTTGCCCACCTCGTTTAGCTTTGTGAGCTTGGCGCGGTGCTTGAGGCGCTGCATCAAAATCTCAATCGCCGGGTTTTCGTCCTCGGCCCCCTCGGCGTTTGGACCAAAAAAGGCGGGCGTAGAAAGCAAGTCGTTGTCCATCTTGTCGCCGTGCTGGTTAACCGGCGTCATGGGCAGGTTCAGCGATAGGTTTGTCTCGCGGAAAAGCAGGCAGTTGGCCTTGCGGTGCTCGAAGTCCTGCTCGTAGGCTAGCTGGTAGTTGTCCCAGCGCCAAAGAAGTGAACCAACGGTGTAGTCTCGGCTGGTGGTCTGGACGCCCATAAGTTGGCGGCAGTTCTCCACTTCGGCGATGACGTACTGAACGAATGCGTTCTCGGCGGCGTCATTGTCGAAAGTGAGGTGGGAGTTGATGAGGCGCTGCATTCGATATTGTGTGTAGTTATGGCGTGGCTGTGGCTTTGTGCAAGCCCATTGCGTGGGCCTGTGCCCTGGCGGCGGCCATGGCGTCTTCGCGGGCCTTCTTGAACGCCTTAATTAAGCTCTCGCCCGGCGCTGCCTTCTCGCTTGGCATGGCCTTGGCTGCCACCTTGGCGGCATTGGCGGCATAAAGGCGGCCTGCCAGTTCGGCAAACTGGCGTTTCTTGGCCGGATCTATGATGGGCACGGGCTTGGCCTTGCCGGGAGGGTCGGCGTTGTAGTCGTCCCGTTGGAGCGGTTGCGGGCTCCAGCGTTTCGTTGGGTGTAGGCGGTTGGCGCGGTAGAGAAGTGCGTCGGGCTGGGGTGTGACTTTGGTGTTGGCCTGGAATAGCAGGCGGGCAGGCGGCGTGAAGGCTTTGGGCAGGCGCTCGCCGGTTGTGCTGATTTTGGGCTGGGCGGCGAAGACTGGCAGTTTGGGGGCAATGGTGGGGTTTGGCAGGGCGGCATAGCCTGGGCCTGCCGTTGTGCGCTCGCGGAGCACGTCGTCCATGTTGCGGAGCGGCTGCTTGATGAGATTGGGAATCACGTTGTTCATCAGCATTTTTACCCCGGCGCTTTGGTCGGGATTCTCGCGCTTCTCTTCCACGTCGCGGACAAACTGCATGGCGTTGGCGAAGCCTTGCAGGAATGATTTATCCTCCAGTGACGAGACGAGGCTGGACAGCATGTAGGTGGAGTAGCTGGCGTTTTCGCCCTGTGACTTGAGGCGTTTGACCTCCTGATAGTTGCGGTAGGCGTCGATCCACGTTGTCAGGAGCGTGGCAGCGGGCTCGTAGCGGCCAAAGGGCAGGCTGCCAAGCACCTTGCCTTTGCCGTCCTGCCAGACAATGGAGTTTTCCCCGCCGTATTTGCGCAAGAACTGATCTGTGGCGGCCCGCTCCTTGAGGGAGTGCGAGCGGGTGCCGACAAGTAGCACAGGCTTTTCGTCGTCGTTGTCGTCACCTTCCAGCATGGAGGCCAAGGCCAGCCAGCCAAGCCCGGCAAGCAGCGTCTCGGAGGCGTCTTTGATCTGCATGGCCTTCGGGTAGGATTTAATCACGGGCACGCCTTTCTTGCCCATTGCCAGCCAGCCAGCCCGCGTGAGGCCGTAGAGCAGGCTGATAGCCGAGCCGCCAGCCTTTTTGATGCCGGTGCGCACGATGTTGGTGGGGGTGCGTTGGAATGGGAAGATCCAGCGCATGAGGCTACCCACGAATTTACGGGAGCGGATGCGTTTTTGGAGCTTGGCGGCAAGGTCTGAGTCGCCCTTGGCCTCGGCCTCAGCGAGTAGCTTTTCCAAGTCTTTGATGCCTTTATAGCCGCCTAGCACGGTGTCCACGATCTCGGTTGCGGAGTTGTCGTCTTGGAACAGGAGTTCCTCGGCGGTTTTCATCACCTCCCCCCACACGGCGCTGGATGTGTCGTTGAGGGTGTTGGCAATCTCGGTGTCGATGAAGGCGGCCCGCGCCTGCCCTTTCAGGCCTTGGCGCTTGGCCTCCACATGGGCCCGGCGGTAGGCCACGGCAGATGCCTCGGCATACATGATGGCCGTCTTGAAGAAGGCGTCTGTGAAGCGGAGCACACGGCCCGGCAGGCGGCTGATTCGGCCTGCCTGCCCGCCCACGCTGGCGCGGATGTTACCCACCTTGTCGAGGTCGCCGTCCACCACGTCGATTTCAAGCGGCTGGCCGAGGTATTTGTGGCGTATGGTGTCGCCTTCGGTGAGGAAGGTTTCGCGGGCCATCTCAAAGGCTGGGCCGATGCCCTGCCAGAAGCCTTTTAAAATGTGCTTGAACTCGCGGAACTGCGCGGAGTTCGGGTCTTGGTAGGCAAGGTTCAGTGTTGCCTCGGCGAGGCGCTGGCCGGTGTAGTGCCATGCCACCTGCGCGGCGTTGCCGGTGATGTTTGCCACCTGGGTCTGCGGGCCTGACAGGAGGGGCCAGTTGATCCAGTATTCGTAAACCTTGTCGAAGGCGCTGGCCTTGGCTGCCGTGTATTCGCGGGCGAAGGCGTAGTAGTTCGCCATGTCGTCGGGGTCGAATGGCACAAACACGCGGACCTTTTGGCCGTTTGGCGTGTTGATGACTTTGGACATTAGCTTGCGGGAGTTGCGAGCCTTGGCGGATTGCAGGGCATAGCCCATCACGCGGTTTACCTCTGCCGTCACTTGGTCGAGAGTTTGTTTTTTGCCTTTGATGAGTGTCCGCCAGTCTTCCAAAGGCCTAATCTTTGGCGGCAGCCCCAGCCCCACGGCCTTCTTGAGCCTGGCAAAGCCAGCCTTGATGAGGCCTCCAAAGCCTGTGCCCGCCTTGACCTGGGCGGCCACGGCGGGGCGGATGATGGCGGCGGTGGCGTCGTGGATGAACTTGCCTACGTCGTCTTGGTTGAGGTTGAGATAGTTTGCAATGTGCTCGTCGGAGAAGCCTCGGAAGGCGAGGCGCATGATGTTGTAGCCGTCGTTGTCTTTGCCTTTGTAGGCGTCGAGGCCTTCTTTGACGGCAGGGAGGTCGAGGATGGCGGATTGCAGGGCTACGCGGTCGGTGCCGGAGAGCATAAGGTCGTCTTCGGTGACTCCCATGTTCTTGAGCACGGCTTGCTTGATCTTCTCGCTCTCGGCGTCGTCCTTCTCCAGCAACTCCTCTTTCGTCTCCTGGGCGCGGGCCGTCTTTAGCGCGGCCTCCACGTCTGCCCGGCGGCTGCCCCGTGCCTCGGCTAGCTCGGCCTCCAGGCTGGCGATGCGGCGGGCCTTGCCTGCCTGGGTGGGCAGGATGCGGAGCTTACGGCGGACGGCCTCGCTTGGGCCAAACACGATGTCGAGGGCTTTGGTCCAGCGTTCCTGCGGGCTTTCCAACGGGTCACGGCGGGCGCTCATGGCCTGGGCTAGGCGGGTGCCGGTGTCCAGGTAGTAGTTGCCTACCTTGTTGAGGAGGGCGCGGATATTCTTGTCGCCAGTGAGGCGGGCCTCGCGGGTGAGGAACTGGAACGCCTGCCCAAGTACGGCCTGCTCGTCCACGTCGAGGAGCTTGCTTTCTTCGGCCATGTCGGCGGCCCACTGCACGTACTTCTCGGGGTCGCTCTCGAACGTCTTCTTGGCCCATTCGCGGAGCTTGTCGAGTTGCACGGTTTCCGGCCCGCCTAGCTGGTCGCGGGCGGCTGTCAAAGCCTGATACACGGCGCGGGCTTCGGGATACTCGAACTGTTTGGACAGGTTGCGCGCCGACATCTTGCCACTTGCCTGCACGGCGTCGATGGCGTCGGGGTCGTTGCGTAGCGCCTCCCTGGCGGCGGCCTCCTCCTCGGCTAGGCGTTGCTGCTCTGCCATGAAGGCGGCCAAGTCTGGGTCGGCCTCTTCGTCGGCCTCGGGCTGGCTGGCCTCTTGGCTGGCTGCCGGGCCGCCTTCGGGGGCGGGCGGGTTGCGGAGGATGGATTGGCTGGCGGGGTTGAAGCGTTCGGAGAGAGGGATGACTTGGCCGGACTCGTCGCTGGAGGTGTTTGTCCAGCGTTCCATGACTGCCTGAATGCTTTCCCGGAGTTCAAAGCGAGCCTTGGAGCGTTCACGCGAGGTGTCTTCGTCCAGGTTGCGGGCGTTCTTCAGTCGGTCGTCGTAGTCGGTGTAGTTGTGGCGGGCGTAGGCTTGGGCGACAAGGAAGGTGTCCGTGTTGTCTGTGTTGCGCGTTTTGGCGATGTCGATGGCTTCCTCGCGGGTCATGCCGGGGAAGTCGCGCTGTAGTTTTTCGACAAAGGACGGCTGGGCTAAAATCTCCAGCTTGGGAATATCGTCCCAATCTCCAAAGCGATCTTTGCCGCGTGTGGTGTCCCCGGTGTAGTAAACGAGCCTCTTGTCTTCGGACGACTCTTTGACATACATTTTGACCGCATCGTGCAAGGATAGGGTCACTTGTTCTTCGTCCATCCAGCCTGATTCTCCATCGTTGGTTTCGACGGCGTAATATGGCTGCTCTGCATCCCAGGTATCGCGGTCTTTGGAATCTACAGTTGGAACTTGCCACCATGATCCGGGCGCTTCTTCCCAGATGTCTGAGATGTTGCGCGGCACATTTCCCCATGAGGCATCTTGGTAAACGGTCAGTTCTTTGTCGAGATGGGCATTATAACCATTGTCCGAATCTTCGACATCTTCAGCTAAAAAGGTTTTGTCTCTAATAGAGATTTCCCACTTTTTGCCAGCAAACTCTACGGTGATCGGGGATTGGTCGGCATCAAAGTCGGCGACTGGACGAGGATCAATCTCCTCGTCGTATTTTTTTAACAAACGCTGATATAGGGTCTCGGTGTCGGTGGCATCCCGCCCCGCCGTGACGGCCTGCCCGGCGGGCGGCAGGGCTAGGCTGGCGGGCTGGCCTTCGTCGGCGGGCTTGGTAATTGTCACCATCTGAGTACGCACGCCTGTCTGGCGGAAGGCGTCGGAGCCTGCGAAGCTGCCCTCTGGCATGGCCTCATGGCTGCCGCCTACGCTGTCCAGCCACTCACGGAAGGCCGTAGCCTGCTTGTCTTGGCGGTAGAATGGCCCGGCGGACATGATGGCGACGAGCTTGCCGCCCGGTTTCAGGAACTTATAGGCGTGCCGGATGTGCTCCATATCCTGCCCGTTCTCAAAGGGCGGGTTCATCACCACGGCATCATATTTTGGCTCTGGCTCTACGCTGGTAAAGTCGTTGTCGATGACGTTGACGCCTTTAGCGGTGAGGATGTCGCGGAGGCGGTTGGAAAGCTCGATAGCGTCCACCTCGGCCCCAGCCTCCTGCATTGCCTCGGCAATGTCGCCTTTGCCTGCGCTTGGCTCCAGTACCTTCATGCCGGGCTCAATGCCTGCTATACCCACCATCTCGTCAATGACGGCGCGGGGGGTGGGGAAGAAGCCGGGTAGCTTCATGCCGACTAGCTCGCGCTCCATCTTTTTGATGGGGTCTTCTTTGGCTGCTTGGCCTCGGTATTGCAGGAACTCGCGCAGGGCAGCCCGCAGGCTTGGCAGGTTGGTCAGGCCCATGGCCTTGAGGCGGTCGTACGTCTCGTACTTCCACTTGATCGTGTCCCAGACGGGCTTGCCGCGCTCGGTGACTTTCTGGGCGAGTTCCTTCACATCGTCCATTTCGGAGTCGGAGCGCAGGGTTACGGCTTGCCCTTCGTTCTCGTTCATGCGGATCTTTGCCACGCGCTCGGCCAGCAGCTTCGCGCCGGGCGTTTCACGGCCTTTCTCTACCAATCGCAGTATATCGCCTTTGTCGAGGTATGGGTATGGAATGCGGGTGGCATCCATCATCTCCGCCGTCGGGCCTCCTGCCTCGGTCTTTTCGCGGTCCATCATGCCCATCTTGCGGTCACGAATCCAATACGTCATAGCTCCACGCGCCATACCGTCCAGTGTCTCCACATGCGTTCCCATCCGCACGCCGTCTAGGTGCGTGGCCTCGCCTGATTCCATGGCGGCGGCTAGGTTGCGCATCGTCTGGGCCATGGCTTTCATCCCTCGGGCCGTGGCTTCTTGCCCGGCGGCCTCGCGGGCACGCTTGGCGGTGTTGGTCTTGCGGTCGGCGTTCAGGATGCCATCAGCCTTGCCATCCAGAACCTCAGCCACGGCGGTCAGGCGGCTGGCGGTGGCGGACTTCTTGGCCTCCTGGCGTTCCTGAATCTGCTCTTTCTGGTCCACTGTCTCGCCTTTGGATACGGCAATGAAGTTCTCGGCGGCGGCTCGGGTGGTGAACTGGAAGCCGGGCACGGCTCCGCCCTTGGCGTAGGACGAGTAGTAGCCGCCGAGTTTCTTGGAGGCGGCGTTGAGGCTGTCGTAAACGGGGCGCTCCACACGTTCGGAGAGCTTCACCACAAAGAGGTCGTGGCCTTTCTGTGTGTGCTTTGTTTCGATGATGTCGGCCTCTACGCCGGATGCCACGCCATAAACGCGGGCCTTGGCCTCTGTGCGGGCCTGCTCTTGGGCCTTGCGGTCGATGCCACGCACGGCGTCGTAGGCGGCTAGTTGCTCGGGAGTGAGCACGGACTCGCCTTTCTTGCGCACGGCATCATTACGGGCCTGTGAGCTTTTGAGCTTCAGAACTTCCTTCACTTCTGCCTCGCTCATGGCTTTGCGGCCTGTGCTCCACACAAAGCGGTCCCATTCCTCGGGCGTTTCCGGGTTGGTGAGTGCCTTCTCTTTGGCTGCCTTGCTGGCCTCGGCAGCCTCGCGGCGGGCCTTGGCTTGCTCCACAATCATTTCGTCGGTCCACTTGGCTACTTTCTCGTCCATCGCGGCGTCTTTGTTGGCTTGGAAATCGCCACCATAAGAGTAGGAAATGGAATCGTCAGGATTGAAGTACAGATCCAGTGTGCTTAGCACGCTTTCAGCAATCGAAGCCTTGCCGTCTGACTTGCGGGCGCTCATGCCTGCCATGGGCAAAAGCTCGTCCACTTTCATCTTGTTGAGGTCGGCCAAGATGGCGGGGCGCTGGGCTTTGAGTTGAGCCCATGCCGTGCGGACCTGCTCGGCGGTCACTTCGCCTTTGCGGAGCTGGGCAATGAAGGCGCGGGCGCTGTCAAAGCCTGTTATAGGCTTCACCTGCCCGCCCTGCCCTTCGGGGGCTGGCGCTTGGGCAGGCTGGGCCGCCTCTTGGCCCGGCTGGGCTGCGGCCTGTTTGGCGGCGTTGATAGCCTCCCATGAGGTAGGGTCGTTCTCGCGGTCCCATTTGGAAACAGCCTCATCCACCAATTTATCGGCTATGGCTCCAAGCGCCCTTTCGTGGGCGTTTTGTTGCTGTTCCCACTCGGACAGTTGGGAGTATCCTTTTTCGGTCAATTTGGCCTCTTTGGTTTTTGTCACCCATCCTGCACGGATGCCTACGGCCAAGCGGGCGGGCGTGAGCTTGTCTGGTTTGTAAGGTTTGCGGTTTGCACGATCACGCAAGGCTTGCAGGGTTTCTAGGTCGTCTGGGGCTGGTGGTGGAAGGGACGGATCTTTGCCGGCAAAGACACGGGCGGCCTCGGCTGCCTCTTCTCTGGTCTGGCCCGGCTGGGCGGGCGGCTCGGCTGCCGGGCTGGCAGAGGCTAGGCGGCGTTGATTCTCCTGGGCGAGGGCAAGTGCTCGGGCCTTGGTGGCTGGGCTGGCGTAGGGCTTGAGGGCAAGCGGGCCAAGGCGTAGAAGCTCGCGGCCAAGCTCTTCCTCGGTGAGGTCGGCAACGGGGTTGCTGGTGGCGTGGTATTCGGTGATAAACTTAGCGAATGCGTCCTCGCTGGCCTTGACGCCTGCCGGGAGTTTTTGGCGTGTCCATGCCTCCCAGATGGCTCGGGAGCGTTTGTTGTCAGGGTGTAGTAGGTTAGTCCATTCGCCGGTTTCGATAGCCTCCATCATCTTTTCGCCATTCTTGACGGCCACATCCTCTGGAATGCTATAGTCGCGGTAAAACTGTGCAAACCTCTCCGCCGTTGGCTTGAACGGCTCTTGCGGCGGCAGGGTGAACTTTTCGGCCTTCTTCTTCTCGGGCCGTACTTGGCCTGCCATGTTCATAGGCCGGGGCTTGGCCGCCTTTGGCGCTGCCGGGCTGGCCTCTGCCGTGACAGGCGGGGCCGGGCGGGCGGTAGAGTAGGCTGGCGCTCCGTTCACGCGCATAGGCATAAGCACAAACAGGGCCTTGCCTGCCCGCAGGGTGGCGGGGCTTACGTCGTCGCCAATGCGTAGCTCAATCTGCTCGTTGCCAAGGTTGCGGGCTACGCGCAGGACGGTCTGGAAGTAGTCGGGGCTGTAGGCGGCGAGAATTTTGGCCTCGGGCTGGATGTTGTGGGCGTAGTCGCCTCGGTTGATGTCGCTAGCGAATAGGCCAAGGCTGCCGTCTGGGTTGCGGTAGAGGGAGACGGCTTTGGAGGCTGTGCTACTTTCATTTGGCAGTTCTTTGATAATAGCTCGGGCTTGGCTCATCAGGCTGAACCAGCGGGCGGTGTCGAGGGTGTAGGGCGTGAAGGCTTTGTCATCGGGGATGATTGCCTCCATCGTTGGATTTTGTTCACCTTCGGGCCATGGCTGCGCATTACCTTTTTCGTCATAGACGATAGCCTCTTGGCCTTTACCTCCGCCATTTTCATGCTCTACACGCACAGCAAAGCGGCCATTGGTTGCCCAAAGGTAAGCGCCTTCACCTTTTACTTTTTGCAAACCTTCGCCGCGTGTCGTGTCCGTGGACACCATCGGGAACACCGCCGCCACCACGTCCGCCGTGGTCTTGGCCTTCTTGAGGGCTGGCACCGCTGTAGGGGCCTGGGCCGTGGGCTTGGCTGGCAGGTCGTCCTTGGCCTGCGAGACGGGGAACTTATCGGCCTTCTTCTGGAAGCGGTAGAGGGCTTCTTTCTCGTTCAGGATGGTGAACGTACCGTCGCCGGGCACTTCAATGGTGACGTAGCCAATCAGGCGCTCGGCATCTGCCTTGGCGGCGGCTAGTTCGCTTGCATACGTCTTGCGCTCCTCTTCGTTGAGGCTGTCCCAATTACGAAACTTGTCCTCAAGGTTGGTAATCGCGTCCTTCTGTTCCTGTGTCATGTCCGCCCGCTTTGGCGCGGCCTTCACGGCGGCAGCCACCTCGGCTAGTAGGAACTTCTTCTGCCCCTTGGCGGCGGCGGCATCGAACGGCGCGGCCTGCTTGGCTGGCTCAGGCATGGCGGCCTCTTCGGCTACGGCCTCGGCCTGGGCTGGCGTTACGGAGGCTGGGAGGGCCGGGACTTCTTCGGCAGTCTCTTCCTCTTTGATAAGCATTTGACTGTCGCCAAACGGAACGCCATTCAAAACCTGCTGGTCTGTGAGCTTGTTGACGCTGTAAAGCCCATAGAGTGAATCGCCGATTTTGAACAATCCTGGCAGAACCTTCGTTACGGGCGCATTGCCTCCATAGTAGGCGCGGAACCACTTACTCACCATTTCAGCAGTGACGGGGACGTTTGCCTCTGCGGTGGTAGGCGCTTCTGGCGAGGTTGCTGGCGGCATTGTCGCCTTGAGGCGTGCAATCAACTGAGGGGCTAAACTTTTGGCGGTGCCTTTGTAGTTCGGGTTAGCCAATAGGTCGATCAAGTAGCCTTTGGCGTCGTCGGATGCGGTTCCTGCCTTGAGGTCTTTGAGGGCTGCTGCTCGGCTGCCGTCTGAGTTCTCCGAGGCAAAGAATCTACTCAAGTCCGCCCAAAGCGTCTGGTCGGCCTTGGCAGCCACGGGGGCTGGGCTGGCCTGATACACGGCCTGCCAGTCGGGCTTTTCTTCCAGTGTGGAGTCAAAGCCGGTCATCAGCCGCCAAAAGGCCCGGCTGTATTGCCGGAGCTGCCCGCCTGGGGCTAGCTTGTCGAGGCGGGCGGCTAGCTCGGCTGGCGTCTTCACGCCTGCGTCAACCAGCACAGAGGCCGCCTTCATCATGGCGTCTCGGCGGTCGCGTGGTAGGTCGGTTTGCTCTAGGCTGCCCTGCGGGGGAAGTCGGAGGCTTGCTTGATTGCTTCCTGTAGAATCAAGTCCTCCACTTCCTCCTGATCTTTGATTTTGGATACCTGTTGGAACAACCGATCCAATTCGGTCGTTGAGGGTTCCGCGTTTGTTGAGTTCTCGGAGGTAAGAGTCATAAGATTCTGGGGTGTTGCCTGCTTTTCGGATGGATGCCGCCCACATAGCGGCTTGAACTTGTCTTGGCTGCCAGCCTAGCACGTTTGCTATCTGTGTTAACACTTGCTGGCCTTTTTGAAACTGTTTTGCTGTTGGTGAATCAACGCCAAAAAGCATCCTTGAGATATGCCGATCGACAACAACGACCTCGTCGGCTCCGGTGTTGGCCTGTTGGTATGCTGCAATCTTTTGGCCTTGGACCTGGGCGGCGTCTTTGACCCGTTGCAGGTTTTTAATCACCGCAGGCAAATAGCCTTCAAAGGGTGCGCCTGTTTTGAGTTGGACATACGCTTTCAGGGCCAGCCCTACGTTTGCCTTAACTGAGGCCGCTTGGGAGGTGACAGAAAGGATTCTTTGGAAAAGGTCTGCATCGACACCAAAAAACTCGGTGAGCGTGTCTTCGTGGCGCTGATACCAGTCTTTCCAGTCAGAAGAGTCTTCGGTAGCTTTAATCAACTGGGCCCTTGTCTGTTTCAGACGCAGCCCGCTAGGCGGCAGAAACAGGCCGGTGAAGGCCTCGGCAAGTGCCTTGTCGGCTTCATCGGTCTGGCTGGCCTGGGCTGGCTTTGCCTGCGGGGCGGGCTGGGCCTCGTTCTGCGCGTAAGCGGCTTTGAGTTTGGCGCTCGCAGTATCTAGGTCCGCTTGTCTGGACGCCTTCTCTTGCGCGTATTCTTTCCGCAGTTTGTCAACCTTGTCGGCGCTTTTCCCGCCCCCCACACTTGGGTACTGCAAACTTTCTAGGCGTTTACGCGCATTACGCTCGGCCTCCTCAAGAGGTCGCGTGTTAATTAGCCCGGCAGCCTCCGGCCCGGCCTGTATCTCCAGCCCGGCCTTGGCGGCCATGTCGGCCACGATGGCCTGCACGGCGTCTGCCTCGGCCTCAATGCGGGCGGCTTGGGCCTTGTCGGTGACAAGTTTGGCGATGTCGCGGAGCTGGGCCACGAAGTCGCGGAGCAGGGCAAGCAGGCGGTCGCGGAAGGCCGGGTCTTGGCTGGCCTCGATCTCGGCTTGGTTGCTGATCTTGCCGCGAAGACGGGCTTCGACTAGCTGGGCAAACCATTCATGGGCTGCGGCAAACTCCTTGTCATCCTGCCAGAAGTCGGTAAGGCCACTGTCGGAGAGGTAGAGGGCCTTGCTGGCGGCCTTGGCCTCGGGGGTGAGAAGGTTGTAAAGGCCAATGATCTTGGCTCCATCCATGTTACCGATGGCGGCCTTGTGGATGAACTCATGCAGAATGAACGTGTCCATGCCTTCGCGGGCGGCCTCGGTGGTGGCGTGCTTGGCGGTGAGGCGGTCAATGAGCTTTTCAGGGTTGATGAAGAGGATGCTGCCCTTTCTGCCCACTGGCTTGACTTCCAACTCTCCGCTCTTTTCGCGCAGTTCTTTGGCGTAAACGTCATAGTCCACGGCCCCTGTCATGGCCTTGAGCCTAGCCCGCAGGCGCTTGGCAAGGTCGAGCTTGCGGCCTGCCAAATCCTTGGCGGCCTTGTCTGGCCTGCCGACGAGGCTTTGGCGGACGGTGGCCTCATACTCGGCTAGGACGGCCTCTGCCCGGCCCTCTGGCGTGGCTGGGCGGGGCGGCTGGGCGGGCTGGCTATCAAATCCAGGGAATCCACCTTTAACCGCCTCTTTTGTGGCAGCGTCTTCGGTGGATTTCACAAGAATTTTTGCCGCATCTTCCGCTGAGTATGAGCCTTGCCCGTTGGCGAGATACAACCACCCGTCAGAGCCGATGGATTCAATCTTGAAGACTGGGCCTTTCCCGTTAGCGCGGACAAAATCGCCCACTTTGAACGCCTCCGCCTGCCCGGCTGGCTGGGCGGGCTGGGCCTTGGCTTGGCTGGCTTTGGTGGCCTCGTATTCCTCCACAGTGTCTCTAAGTTCCCAAGCCATTACACCCCAGCGAAATTCAAATGTGTCACGCCCTGGCGATATTGTTACCTTCTCTCCTGTTTCTGGATCTGTTTTTTCGACGCGCTTAAACTCGCCTGATTTTGTAATCAGCCCTTCTTTTTTGAGTTCACGGACTATCTCGGCACCACGTTTATTCCTTGTGGCGATCTCAATAATCTCCTTGTCCGTATATTTGTTCTGCAAATAACTAAATACGCCATCTTCAAGGCTGGTGGCCTCCGCCTGCCCGGCTAGCTGGCTGGCTGGGGCCGGGCTGGGGGCGGGGCGGTAAACGTAGAGGTCGCCTTCGCGGGTGTAGCCCTCGGGGAGGGCGATGCCGTAGGCGTCCACGGCGGCAGCGTTGACGGGGCTATTTGCTTTGGTGGCATCTGCGAGAATGCGCTTGTGGAAACTTGCCACCAATGCCTGCCCGGCTGCCGTCTGGCTTCCGATTCTCTTTGTTGGCAGTTCCTTTTTTGCTATCGCGATTATCTCGGTGCCTATGCCGCGCCGCTGGTATGCGGGCTCCACTACAAACGCTTTACCGTCGCCATACCCCACGTTTTTTTCGCCGTCGAAAGCGTGGACTCCACCGTATTGATCTGTGAGGAAGTCGATACCGTTTACGGACGAGACTTGTGTTTTGTTTTTGCGCGTCTCATTGAATTGGTGGTCTGCAAAGTAGTCGGCAGGCAGTCCACGGTCTTCATTTTCATCAAAGTGATTGTTTCTCCACTCCTCCGGCGTCATCTGCTCAGGCGGCTTGGCGGCAGGCGCAGGCTGGCTGGCCTCTTCCTGCCCGGCCTGGGCGGGTTGGCGGAGTTTATTTAATTGCCGCAGGAGCACCTGTTTATCTGGATATGGATGCCCAAGCCCGCGTGTCAAATCAGCGTGAAGATCGTTTAGTTCGTTTTTATCCATGCCGAGAAGATCGGCATCGCTAAGTGATTGCAGCCTTTGCTCTGCTTCTGTCTGTCTTGCAACTTTCGCGTCTCTCGACTGTTGGGCTAATTCCCCTAGTTGAATAGATTGATTCGTTACGCGCCTAAATTCTTTAGCCTCCTCGGTCTGGCCGCCTTGGGGGCGGGCTTGTGTCTGGGCTGGCTCTGGCCTGGCCTCGACTGGCGCGGCCTTGGCTTGGCTGGCGATGAACTCGGCCAGTGTGGGCGGCGTGAATGCCTCGCCTACTGCCACGGCCTTGGCCTGCTCGCGGACGGCGGCGGTGTAATATGTGAGGATAGAGCGCAATTCTGCCTCTGGAATGCCCATCTTGGCAGACACGCGGGCGAGTTTGTTCTTGGCGGCTTCCCTCTCAGCGGCCATCTGTTGATCGGATAGGTTGCGGCCTGACATGGCTTTACCCATCTTGGCGGCGTAGTCGTAGGCGTCGGCGTCTGTATCGCTTTGGAAGTTGGCGTATGAGCTTCCACCCTTCGCACCTTTGCCGAATGCCCGGCGGGCGCTTGGCGGCGATTGCTTGGGCTTCTTGGCGGCCCTGGCCTTCTGCTCGGGCGTGGCGCGGGCCTCTTGGGCGGGGCTTAGGCCGGTTGGCGAAGCTGCTGGTGCAGGGGTGGAGCTCGTAATGAATCTTTCAGCGACCTTGAATGTCCTGCCGCCTTGAGTGAGCGCGGGGTGTTTCCACTCGCCATCCTCGTAAACAGGATCTCCTGTAATGGTAATATCGCCCTCACTGCGGTACACGTCAGATTTGATGATTGCACCTTTCCCAAGTTGCTTGGCGGGGGCGGGCTCCGCCGTAGGTGCTGGCGTGTCGTTGGCAGCATCAGCCTCGGCGGCGGCCTTTGCAAAGGCGCTGGATGTGCGAGCGGGAGCGGCTGGCGCGGGTGTCGGGGTGGTTGCAGGCGAAAGAGTTGAACTTTCGTTTTCTGATAATGAGTCAGATGTCTTAACCTCTGGACCAGCCTGCGGTGTGGATTCTGCCTTGGCAGGCGCGGCCTGTCCAGCCTTTTTCTTGGCGGGCTGGTTGAGTTGGCGTGCCACTTCGTCGGCTTTGCTGTAAAGCTCTACGATGATGTCGGGACGCAGTTTGTGGACCTCTCTGCGGATAGCCTCAAGTTGTCCAGCGTTGGCGTCATTGACAAGAATGGCGCTCACGGATGCCATATCTTTGATGCCTTTCCCCTTTTTGGATTCTGCGGCTGATTGCACCAAAATAAAGGGGCCATCTCTATAAGAGGTTCCTCCACCAGTCGTGCCAGCCATCGCTGCTGCTGATCCCTTTCCTACTGTAAGAGGAGCCACATCGAGCCCCCCTGGCTCTACACTGCCACGCTTGCCGCGAGTGGGATCTACATTGTTTTGCAGCAGCCCCATAAGAGCGTCGAACGCTCCTGATAGGGTGCCATACTTCGCCATTCCGTGTGTGGCAAGGTTTTCACCTCCTACACTGTGAGCACGCTCAAAGGCGGCGTTCACATCTTCGTTTGCCATGCCTTCTTCAAACCACTCGTCTGTGGCTCTGCGGCGAACCTTGCCTTTTTCTGTCCAATCCCAATCTTCGATTTCGGACGGCCTCGCTTTCTTGGTTGGCGATGCGGCTGGCTTGGCCTTGGCGGCGGCCTCTTCGGCGTCGATCTGGGCCTTTCGCTCGGCCTCGGTGAGGTTGACCAAGCCCGCCAAGCCTTCCTGGGCCTCGTCTGTCAGCCACTCGGCGGCGGCGTTGCGGAGGACTGGCTTGTCTTTATAGAGGTAAACGAGGGGTGTTACTTTGGTGTCTGGCGTAGGCTTGCCGCCCTTGTTGATGAATCCAAGCGCCTCCTGCTCCTCAATGTCGAGGCTTTCGAGACTCTGGCCCTGGGCGATCTTGACCACGCCTGCGGCGGCCTGCCTAGCCACGGCGGCAGGCGGGCGGCCTGTGCGCTTGGCGGTGGCAGCCACGGATTGCGGGAGGGGAGTAGCGCCTGTGGGGTTGAACTTGGCGATTTGATTGGCAATCGCTTTAGATATTGCAGTTGGCGCAGTCAGCCCAGCCTCGGCGGCGGCGGCGACATCTTGCGGTCTAGGCCGAATAGGGGCAACTAATCCCGCTTGTGCAGCGGCTTCTATCGGATTGGGTCGTTTAGGAGCGACCAAACCAGCTACAGTAGCGGCTTCTATCGGATCTTGTTCTGTAAGCGTCTCGGGCGCTGGCGTCGGAGCCGGGCCAGCCTCGCGGGGCTGAACTGGCATAGGCGCCGGGCCTTCTTCCGGGTTTGGCGCCATGCCAGGGCCTTCGGTGCCTGCTTGGCGGCGGGCCTGCATGAGCGCGCCTGCACCGCCCATGAGGGCTGTGACGCCTGCCAGTTCGGGTAAGGTGTTGGCGAAGTTTTTGAAGGTGGCGACGGGATCGGCAGAGGCTGCGGACTCTTGGAGGACAGTGGTAAAGTATTCGTCGGCGATTTCTTCGGGCAATTCTTCGGCAGCCCCTTTGACAAACTGCCCAAGCATGGCCTTGAAGGTGTTCCGTGCTGTCTCCTGTGTGGCGGTGTCGGAGAACACACGCTCCAAACCAGTCGCGCCCATGCCCTTCGTGAGCAAGCCTGTAATCGTGCCAGCCAAGGCGGCAGGCAAGGCGGCCTTCTTCCAGGCCTCGCCATGGCTAAGCCCAGAGTCCTCTTTGGCGGTGCGGTAGAGGTCGGCGAACATGCTGCCCGCTGTCTGCCCGCCTGCCAGAATAGAAGCCGTCGTCAGGCCTCCGCCCACGGCTCCTGCCCCGGCGATCATGGCGGCTACGGCGGGCGTCATGCGTGCGCCCATACCCATCACGCGGAGGGCGTAATCGGTGTCGGAGCCTTCAAGGCTCTGCGCGCCCACGACGCTTTGGGTGTTCTCAGTGTTGGCGGCGGCAAGGTCGGCTAGTGTTTCGGAGCCTGTTACCATTGCGCCCACTCCTAGCGCCTGCGTGGCGATGTCTTGGAAGCCTGCCAGTAGGCCCAAGCCCACCTGCTCGCCTGCTTTGCGGAACCATGAACGATTCTTCATTTCCTCCATGTAGGCGATGGCCTGCTTGGCGGGGGACTGGCGGGCAAAGCCTAGCTTGCCCTGCGTGGCTTGGTCCTCTTCAATCTTGCGCTCGCGCCATGCCATGAAATTATCGGCACCAGGGATGTTGGCGGACTTGCTCAGGATCTCTACAGCCTTTTCAGCGTGGATTTCTTGGAGTTTTGGAAACGCTTCGAGAGCCTTAGCCTTGCCTTCTGGCGTGCCCTGGCTGGCGTCCACGGCCTTCTTGTAGGCATCGGCATCGCCCCACATGGTAGGGTTGACGGTAACATTGCCGTCTGGAAGCGTGCGGACTTCTTCGGCGATGGTCTGGCCGGTCTTGGCATCTCGGCGCGGGTTGCTCCAGTCAAGCTGGCGGTAGGTCTGCAAAGCCTCCTTGGCGCTAGCTACGTCCAGGCCAGCCTTGGCGGCCTCTTGGGCGAGGCGCGGCGTTTCCTCTTCGGTTCTCCAGTCATCGGAGTAAAGCCCTTTGGCCCACCCCTCATAAAGTGGCTTGGCCTTTGCCAGCGTCTCAGCCTTGGCCTTTGCCTGCCCGGCTGCCTCGGCCTGCTTGGCGGCCCGGCCCTCAAGCTCGGTGCCTGCCACGGCCAGCACGTCACGGCGGTCTGCGGCGGCCTTCAAAGCGGCGTCTGACTCGGCCTTGGCTTCGCCGTTGTGCTCGTCGTAGTCGGTTAGCGACTGTTCTAGGCGGGCCTGCTGGAGGTTCAGGGCTTCGAGTTCTTCGGCGGATAGGCCTTGCTCAGATTGGAGGCGGCGATCTTCTTGGAAGGCGTTAATTTCCTCCACGATCTTATTCCGGCCTTTGGTGATGAAATCAAGGGTGCCAACGGCCTGTTCTTCTTGCTCGTTGATGATGTCGGCCTGTGCTTTCACTTCGGCCACTAGGTCGTCATCGGCCATAGCTGTCACGCTGGCGGCCTTTTCGGCTTTCCATGTCTTCGGGTCAAGAATCTGGCGTTTGATGTCGCGGGCGCGGGCTTTGAGTTCTTGGGCTTTAGCCTCTGCCTCCTTGGCAGGCTTTACCTTGTCCTTGTAGGCGAGATAGTTCTCAGCGGCGGCCTTAGCCTGCTGGCTGGTCTCATCAGTGGCGGGTGCTGCGGCATACTTGGCGGCGGCCTCGTCCATATCCTGCCCGGCGGCGAACTGGCTCAAGGCAGACTCGGCGGCGGTGAATGCCTCTTCATCTTCCTTGGCGGGCTTGGGGGCCGATTCACGGACATCTTCGGCGTCGAGTTCGAGTAAGTCGGCCTGATCTTTGAGCCTCTTCACGCGGGCGGCCTCGTCCAGTTTAGCGGCCTTGGCCTGCTTGGTGGCGGCCCATTCCTCATCTGACTGGAGGGGCACTGGCTCGCCTGTCACGCGGTCGATGTTGTAGGGGCGCTTCTCGCGGGCCAAGGCTAGGCGGCGGTTTTCGGCCTCGCGCTTGGCGGTGGCCTTGGTGGCGTCTTCGGCTACCTTGGGGTCCACTCCAATCTCACGTTCGCCCACGCCAGAGATGGTTTTAAACACCTTGCCGTCTTTTGTGACCTGCCGGGCATTGTTCCACGCGGAACGTAGCCCAGTTGGCTGGCTGGGGTCTGCTTGATAGGGCTCGCCCGTGGTCGGGTCAAGATAGAGGTTTGACTTGCCGGGGGCCTTCACAAGGCGGCCAGATGGCGTGGCTGGCTTCACAAGGCTGCCGTCGGGCAACTGAACCTGCTCAATGACTTCGCCCGTTTCTAGTGTGTTCGGCTCGTCCTCTTTGGCTTGGCTGGCGCGACTAGCGGGCCTGCGCCCCACTCGGGCCGGGCTGCCTTGGCTGGCGTAGGACAAAGCACTTTCGTAGTTCCCAGGGGTGCTGGCAAATTGACGGAGGCGGCGGGGATTGCTGAGAAGGTCGGAGAGGCCGGGCATTCCGCATTTTTAGGCGATGCGGGCGCGTGTGTCAATACAACGTCTCCGCTGCAAACGCACGCTCCGGCCCAAAGCTCGCGGCCCCAGCTATTCCAGCACGTCTCACAGAAAAGCCGGGCCGTCATGCCAAGCCCGGCTTTGGTTTGGCGTGGATTGGTGACAACTGGCGTGGATTCGCGTCTTTTCTGGCGGCTTCCTCTTCTTTCCGCACTTCTTCGCGGGTTTCCTTTTTGAGGCGTTGCTTGGTTTTTAGCATATCCTCCAAACTTACCTCGCCTTCGATTCCTTTGAGATGGCGGCGAATATCTCGATTCGTCTCGTATAGATCACGCATCAAACTACCCTTTGGGGCGTTTTTCTTGCGCGCTTTCTTGTAATCGTCAGGGAGTGGCATTGCGGTGTTGGCTACTTGGCGGCAGCTAGGCGGCGGCGGGCATCTGGATCACCTCCAAGCCAACGGCGGGCTCGACCAAGATAGCCTGCCTGCATATCAGCATAAGCTTTACCTGCCTTGGCTCCGGCCACGGTAGCTTGGCCCACGGCCTTTAGGGCTGGCTTCTCGATTTTATCAACGGCAGCATCGGCTTTTTCGAGGAAGTTCTTAGACTCCCATTCATCGCTCTCGCGCTGCTTTTTACGGCCAGCCTCGGCAGCCACTTTGGCGCGGGCTTCGGATTGGAGGCGGTGCAGGCTAGAACGCCCTTCATCCTCTGATCTGCGCACGATACTACGCACACGTCCGGCCTGCTTCGCGGCATCCCGCTTGGCGGTCCACTCGGCCTCCGAACCCTTGGCCTGCCCTGGCGCTGGGCGAGATGGCTTGGCAGGCTCGGCCTTCTTGGGGGCTTCTGGCGTGCGGGCCTTGGTGATCTGCTCTTGGGTGGAGCGTATCAGGGTGTCCAAGTCTTTCTTGGGCTCGGCAGCCTTCGCCGGGCTGGCATGGCTGGCAGGCTTGGGCATAGCTGCCGTTTGCCGGGCGGGCTCGGGCTTGGTGGGCTCCTCGTACTTGGCGTAGGCGTTGGAGCGTTTCTGGCGTTGGGCAGCGTCTTTGAACCATTCTGCGGAGGATTTGCCTTCAATAGTAGCCATTGTGGTGTGATTAGCGGATTACGAGAGTTCCTTTGCGCCTTGCCTTGCGGGCCATGTCTAAAAGTCCGGCGGGCTCGGTCATGGCGACTGTCTCGGCCACCTTCTGGCCTGCCGGGCGGGCCATGCCCATGGGCGTGGCGCGGGCGGGCTTCTTTGGCGTGTAGGCGGTGGGGGCGGTGTAATCGGCGCGCTTTTTCCGAGTAATTGTTCCGGCATTATCCATAGCAACATCGGAGCCCATGTCTGCGGCCTCTTCGTTGTAGGTGTCCTTGGTTTCCTCAAAAGTGCCCTCATGCTTGGCTTTAGCAACACGCTGGGCGCGCTGCCGGGCGGCCTGAATGCTGCGACCATCCTCGTAAAGGTGCTCTTGGGATTCATAAACGCGCTGGTTGGCGCGGGACCTAGCCTGATCTGCCCCGCCTTGGGCTAGGCGTGAGTAGCCTAGAATTTGGCGGCGGCCTTTGGAGTTGTAGCCTTCGGCGTCGTATTTCATTAGCGTCCGATCTTGGGGGCTGAGATTGGTTTGCGGGCTGATCCTGCCGCCGGGTTGCGAGCAAGGCTGGCTTGGCTAGCGGCAATCTGCTGCTGTAGGCGGAGGTTTTCTGGATCGGCGGCAACGCGGGCCTGCGCCAAGCCCATCTGGGCCTTTTTGCGGGCGGCTGCATTGGCGGCGGCAAGGCCTCCTGTAGCCTGATTCAGCGTCATACCACGACGGCCAGAGCCTCCTCGGGCGATACCTCCGCCGGGCTGGCTCTTGCTTCCGGCTTGGCTGAGGGCGTACTGGAAGGCAGTTTGCCCGGCTGCCCGGTTCTGTTCGGCTTCGTAGTCCTGGGCGTCGGCCTCGACCTCGGCGGTAGCAAGGTTGGTCTGGGCGGTGAGT